TTTCGACCCGGACGCCCAATAGCGCCCGCTGTTGATTCGGTCGTCGCGTAGTATCTGCGTCAAACACAAGTTTACCCAAGCGCCGGGACGATCTCCCCAGGCGAGGCGGTGCGTCTGACTAAGGAAGGAAGAGGTGATGCAGCCGGCCGGTGTTCGGCCGCCATTGGCGGGGATACATTCCCGGTAAATCATCCCATCACCGTCAACCATCAACGGGGAGAAAAATGAGCATACGTCAGCAGATCAGGGACATGATCGAAAGTGGTTTCAGCAATAGCGAAATAGCTGAAACCATCGGACGAACGCGGTCATATGTGGCGGCCGCACGCTGCCAGCTCGGCATACCAAGCGAGAGCGGCAGACGATCAAATTTCAGTGGAAACAGCACCTGGTCCGCTGATTCTGACAGGTACATGAAGCACGCGGTTAGTCGCGGCATGTCCCGACGGCAGGTTGCTGACAAGCTCGGCACAACCAAGAACGCCGTCATTGGTCGCCTCTATCGCCTGCGCCAAAAAGAAAACGCCCCGGCAGGGAGTTAGCCGGGGCGCTTCCGTGTAGTTCTCACAGGGCAATGTGATGGAGCCATCAATGCCAGATAACGCCGACGAAATCAAGCCTGCACTGCACTCTGTAGTGTTCATAACCTCAAAATTTTCCGAGGAATGGCTGACCGACGATAGCAACCTTGATGCTATTGAGCTGTTCGTCGGCGATGCTCAAGGTATTGGCTGGCCTGTCTGGCGCATCGGCCCAACCGCTTACATTTTTGCTGTTGGGGACCGGCTATGAAGATCGCAGCAATCAGCATAGCTGACTATGCGGAAGCCACGGAAGGTATGCCGCATGATGTCGAGCGCTTGTTTATTCGGATGCTCTTTAAAATGTACTCGCGCGAAGATGGCCTGCCGGATAGCGATGCCGAGAATGCGGCCATGTTCGGCTACAAGTCGGTACGTCCTTACAAGCGCTTGAAGGATGCCATGCTGGCTTTCCCATGCGGCATGTATTTGGACGGTGATATCATCCGAAATGATCGCGTTGAGCGTGAGATCGAGGCCGTGAAAGAGCGCCGCGAGACGGCCAGGATCAACGGCCAAATCCATGGCAAGAAAGGAGGGCGCCCGAAAGTTTCAGCGAAGTTTGAGGAAAGTTTGCCGGAAGTTTCGCCAAAGTTTGCCGAAAGTTTGCCCGAAACTTTGGCGAAACCGTGCACTGCTGATCAAGCAAAAACAAGCACTTACGAAACCCCTTCACCTTCACCTTCACCTTCACCTATAAAAAATACCCCCTTTATCCCCCAAGCCAACGACGGCGATCCGTTCGGATTTCGACTGCCAAGCGATGTCATCCGATGTCCGAACACTGGAGCGTTGTCGCTTGTCAACGGATTGCATGCTCGTTGGTTGGATGTTTTCAAGACTGAGGACCGTCTGGCGCTCGCTCTGGATCAGGCGTCCAGCTACATCCAAGTCAACGGCACTCGGCCACTGGAAGCGCAAGTGTCGAGCCAGCTTGCCCGGATTGCGGGCGAGAAACTTGATCGCGATAGCCGATACCAGGCCGCTGCCGCGAGCAAAGCTCCGAAGATTCCCGCCAAGCTCACAGGCCGGCACATCTCGAAGGACGGGAGGCTGCTGGTATGAGCGAAAACATCAATACGATTTTGAACTCGGCGCTTGATAACGGCGATTGGCCGACTGCTGCGCTGTGCATCCTTGCCAAGCCGGTAAGCGCGCGTTGGACAGAAAACCTCACCGGCCCGCTTGCACAGATCGCGCTTGGCGTCGATCTCGGCGAACAGGTTCCACATGTCGGCGAATTCGTCCGAGGCATGGTGCGGCTCTCAGAAGCGATGGAGGCAGGCCATGCTAACCAGACCTGACTCGTTGCGCCTGACCCTTTGCGGATCGATTGCTGATGCCAAGGCATTGCGCGCGGCGGGATTGCGTAACGTTAGCATCATTGAGGCGATCGAACAGCTTTATGTTGGCGATGAAATCGATCCAGGCTTTGCGAAATACAGCCGGATCGTGCTTGCGTATCCGTTCGCCGATGCTGAGTTGCGCGATGCGATTGCCATGCGCCTCGATGATTCGCGGTGTGAATGGGTGCAATGGTCTGATGATATTTCCGGGCCATCCGAAGCGTTGAATGTGATGGGTGCAGAGCGGCTGTGGACCTGGCTGCAAGACGAAACCCGCCCGATGTGGTTGGATGAAATTTGCTGCCTATCAGACATCCCGGCAGAACCGGAACAACAAGGTTATGAGACTGGTTTTCGATTGCTCGATGAGCATGGCTTTCGCTTGGTTCGCCCGGCCTTCATGCCGGTAATCGGCCCTTATGGTTCGGGCAAGAGCGTTCTGCTTCGGCAACTGGCTTACAATCTTTATCGCCTTCACGGTTGGCGCACCCTCATCACAGCATTCGAGGAAAAGGTCAGGCCGCGCTATGAGCGGGATTTTCGCCGCCTGTTCATCGAAGGTGAAAATGAAACGCGATATGGGGCAAGCAGCCCCGAAGACAGGTTCACGGCCGAACAGATCGCGCTGGCTGATATTGAAATCGACAAGGCGTTTCGGTTTTTGCGCCGCAAGCGCGGTGACACGATGGATGTCGGCAAAATGCTGGACCGGATTTCGTTTGCTGTTCGTACCTACGGCGTCGAGGTGGTGATTATCGATCCGGTAAACGAGATCGATCATATGGTGCCGCGCGGCCAGTCGAAAACCGACTACATGGCAGAGTTCATCATGGCTCTGAAGCAACTTGCGGACGATTACAAGCTGTTGATGATCGTTGCCGCGCATCCTCCGAAGGATGGCGTTTCGAGACGCAGCAAGGCGATTTTCACGCTCAACGATGGGGCCGACACGGCGCACTACGGGAACAAGGCTGATATTGGCTGGTGCGTATGGCGCCCGACAATGGAAGGCGCAACATATCTCAACATCGACAAGTGCAAGGATACCGAGGTCATGGGGGTGCCGACGTTCGCAAAGCTCAGTTTCGATCCGGGCCGGGGCAATTTTACGGTCACGCGAACGGGCTACGACGTGTTGCAAGAACTTCTCGGAGGTGATGCAGAATGACCCGCCGCACCAACCACGCCCGCACATACTGCCAGCTATGCCATGAGCACCTGACCAATGAAAACAGGTTCGTTGCCGGTCTGTGCAAGCGGTGCAGAGCATTGCGAGAGCAGGGCGCAGAGCCGGTCTACTCGCTCAATCCTGATATGAGGGAGACAGCGAAGTGATCAAGCGGGAAGAAATCATCGGCGACTGCAGGCTGATACTTGGGGATTGCAGGGAAGTGCTGCCGATGATTGGAAGTGTCGATGCTCTTGTCTGCGACCCGCCGTATGGAATTGGGGAGGCTGCAGGAAAGGCAAAAACTCGGACGTCAGGGTTAACGTCCGCGCAGCGCGGACGTGATTATCGGCCCGATTACGGCGATGCCCAATGGGATGATAACACACAAGATGAGGCTATTGCTATGGCGGTGGCAAAAGCTCGCTGGTCTGTTGTGTTCGGTGGGAATTATTACGATCTGCCGCCTACATCGTGTTGGTTGATTTGGGACAAGTTGAACGGCTCCACGGATTTTGCAGATTGTGAAATGGCTTGGACCAATCTGCCAAAGGCCGTTCGCCGGATTAATTTCTTGTGGAATGGCTGCATGCGGCGCGAGCGGTATGTGCAGCGTCAGCATCCAACTCAGAAACCAATCGACGTGATGAAGTGGTGCATTGAGCATTTGCCGGACCCACACAATCAAACCATCCTCGACCCCTTCATGGGCTCCGGCACCACAGGCGTTGCCTGCGTAAAGCTCGGCCGCAAGTTCATCGGCATTGAGATCGACGAGGGCTATTTCGACATCGCGTGCAAGCGGATCGAAGCAGCCTATGCACAGCCTGATCTATTTGTTGAGGCATCCAAGACAGCGCCGGCAGAGCAGCTAACGCTTTTGGAAAAGGCAGCCGAATGAGCAAGAATTGCAAGCGGTGTGAGTCACCGATATCAGGCAGAGGGCGCATGGGCTTGTGTCAGTCATGCGCAGGCGCTGTCATTTCAAAGCGCAAGCGTTGGGACCGCGCTTATGACCGTGCCCACATGCCGGAGCCTTCCCTTCCCCGTCTTGAGTGGCTTGAAAGGGAGTTACCGGAATGATCCACCCCTTCCTCCCTCACGCTCTGGCATTCCTGTTAGGCCCGGCAATGATCCTCGCTGCTGTACTGACATGGAGCCGGAGCACAGCTCTTATTGCTCACGTTTCAGCCGGCCTGATCCTGATGGTTTTGTCTGTCTGTTGGGCGGCAAAGGACGCACTCTTGATGGCGGGGGCGAAGCTGTGAAAGTGCCCCGCAACATGCGTCTCACCAGGGACAAGTCCGGCAAGCCCCGCCTGGTCCGCATCACAGACCCGAGACTGGACGCGAGCGCGAAAATCAGGCAACGCAAGAGCAAAAGGCAAAGGCCGGTGAGGCGAACGATATGACCGACAACATTGGCTACGCCAAAGACGGCAGCGAGTACATGGCAAGCAGCATTGCAGGCGGGCCAGAGGTCAATTGGCTGTTGGATCGGTGCAAGGCGCGCATGATGGCATTCGATGAGGGCGAAGACTGATGGGGAAAAATCACATGACCATACACGCGAGCGACTGCGCCTTGCATAACGCGCCGGCTCTGCCGGCAGAGCCATGCAACTGCGATGTGTCGAACGGGGCTTTTGTGCGCATCGTCAGTCAGGGGGAATTGGTTGCTCTGAGGATAGGGTCTGTGAAAGTTCGCACTTGGTCCCGTGGCAAAGTGGCAATCGCAGAAAAAATGGCCGCCCGATTGCGCCGCAGCATCGGTGCTGACCGAGCCAAACATAAGCGGAAAAGCAGATCATGATGGGAGAATGGGAATGGACCCACAATCACTTCGGGTCGCTTGAGGACGCCTGCGCCGTCTGGCGACAACAGGCAGACCAGTTCGAGCAAGACGCAGCAGAGCTGGAATTATCGGCGATCAACGGCGAACGCACGTGGCAAGAGGCATTCACAATCCTGAAATGCGGGGTCTCCGGCCCGATCAGTGATCAGGAAATTGACGAAGCAAGGCAGCAGTTGAGAGATATCAGGGGAGGGTTAACCGATGTGATGCCCGATAAAAAATATCACATTCTCAACGAGTGTTGGCTATCTGGGCAAATGACAGCTGCGCAGATGCAGCAGCACATGCGCGATGATCCAGAATTCGCAGAGTGGAAACGGAAAAACACATGCAGGGGCAATCCATGAATTGGGAACAGCAAAACGAAGCCGGGATCGAGGCCGCGCGCCGAGGCCCTGCCCGGCAATGGTACATCCTCAGAGTGGATAGCCAGCGCATCGGCAGGGCAATCGAGGTACTGCCATTTTTCGATTGCGTCGCTTTCGTCCCGACCGAAACCAAGGTCGTCAAAATCGGCAGCGGCAGCCGTAAGCGGGCCGTCGAGCGCCATCAGCCTCTCATGACGGGCTATGTCGTGGCAGGGTTTCAAGCTGCGCCGCAGTGGTGGAGCCTGTTCGATCAACCGTGGATATACGGCGTTCTCACGCGCGGCGGCTGGCCCGCAGTCATCCCGCCGGCAGCACTGGAGCGCTGCTATGGCATCCACCACGCCAAGGCCGCATCCCTCCCGGGTGCAAAGTCGTTCAAGCCCGGCGACCACATCCGAGTGTGTGGCGGCGGTTTTGCCGGACACGAGGCGCAACTTCTGGAAATCACCGGCAATGAGGGGAAATTCATCTTGGAGCTATTCGGCAAGGCGCACCAGGTCAAGATGTCGTTGTCGGAAGTAGAGGCAGCGTAGCATGGCAGACATAACGATGTGCCAGGACGGCGAATGTCCAAGTGCGAGCGAGTGTCACCGCTACCGTGCGGTGCCATCCGATAACCAAAGCTATCAAGTGTTCGACATTCCGCCCGGCGCGTTCGAATGCGAGGATTTCATTCAAAGTGTTGCAATAACAGCCCATAGCTGGGGAATACGTATTCGCGCCACAGTCAAGCCCCCGAACAGGTGATAGTCGGGATCATGCGTTTTGCGTCAGTCAGCGTCCCTTTCAATCCCCATGGGAGCAAAGATGCGAAATGATCACTCGCACTATGACGACCGTGGCCCTGGCTGCCGTACTGGCGATTGGGTCACATCAAGCCAACGCCTCTGACCTCGGAGGCAACTGCTGCGCCGACCTCGAAGAGCGAATTGCCGAACTTGAGGCCACGACCGCTCGCAAGGGCAACCGCAAGGTTTCTCTCGAAGTGTCAGGCCAGGTTCACGAAGCAATCGTGTACTGGGATGTTGACACTCCAACCGGTGCAAGCGAAGAGTCCAATGTGTACATTGGTACGCATAACTCGAGCCGTTCGCGTTTCCGATTCAAAGGTGCTGCCAAGATCAATGCTGACTGGTCGGCAGGCTTCCTGATGGAAATCGGTGTTCGTGCGAACCACTTGGGTGGCAATACGCAGGGAAGTGCATACACAGTTGCTGGTCTCGACATTCGGCATGAGGCGCTTTACGTCAAGTCGAAGTCGCTTGGTACCGTTTGGTTGGGCTGGACGTCTTCGGCTGCTGACGGCATCACGGAAATCTGCCTGGGCTGCGGCCTTGGCAACGGTCCGGACTACGCTGACGACATGGGCGATATGGTTGACGGCAACGGTGACCGGTTCGATCGCCTTGGTGGTCGTCAAGGAGCGTTCGTCGGTGAAGGCGATCGTCGCGAAGTCATCAAGTACATTTCGCCTACTATTGCTGGCTTCTCAGTATCTGCTGCCTACGGACAGGATGACTTCTACGATGCAGCCCTACGCTATGCAGGTGAGTTCGGTGCGATCCGGATTGCAGGTGGTGTCGCCTACCAGCGTGATACAACGAACGTGAGCCAAAATGCTGCTTTGACGTCCACGGGCACCGTAACCTTCGGCGATAACAACCCGGGCTTCATCTCGCGATCGGCATGTAACGGTTTCATGAATGCGATCGACTGCGAAAGCATCGGCGCATCATTGAGCATCCAGCACACACCAACTGGCCTTTACGTGGCAGGTGCTTACGGTCGTTCTGAAGAAAAGAACGATAACAGTGAGGACAACGTTGCTTGGCACGTGACAGCTGGTATCAACTCTAAGTGGTCGTCGCTTGGTAAGACCAACATTTGGGGTATGTACACACAGGCTGACAGCGATACCGGTCCGAATGCAACGGCTGTTGCTGGGAATGTTGGTGGCGATACCGATGCAAACACCTCGCAGCTCCGCATCTACGGTGTTGGCATCGAGCAGGAAATCGACGCTGCTGCTATGCGCCTGTACGTCTGGTACAAGCACTTCGATGGCGAGCTCAACAACGTTGACTCGGGCTCGATGGACCAGGTCGTTGCTGGTGCTTTGATCAAGTTCTAATTCAGCTCGAATTTGAGCTAGTCACTGGGAGAGCCGTCCTTCGGGACGGCTCTTTTTTTGTTTGTCGATGGGCGTGCAGGCAAAGACGCTTGCAGGTTCCGCCAGCATCATGCACGTGCCAAGCGGGCTGTTCGTCAGTGGCTCTGCCGGCCAGATCAAAGCTATGGGCGAGGAACTCCGTGGCTATCATGGCCGTGTCGGTTTCGAGCAAAAGCTGTCCGCCATGGGCAAAACCACGCTCTTTGGCGAATACGGCCGGATCGAAGTCAAAGGCATCGATGAAAAGCCGTTCTACATCGGCGGCGGCATGGTCCAAGGGATCGACGCGGCAGCGATGGAGCTTTACATTTCGGTGCGCAAATACGATCTCGACGGCGCGCTGCCCGGCCTCATCGACGATGCTACCGTCGCGGTAGCTGGTGCCCGCATCAAATTCTGATGTGACGCAAAAGCCTCAATCAACAGCAAAACAACGCTGTTGATTGAGTTGGTTCGCGTGCTGTGGTAATTGATTTGCCAAGGGACGATGCTCGTCTGAATTGGACCCCGTAAGCGCAGGTCCCGGAGCACCCCGGCCAACACTTGCATTGGCCACATTGGGGCATTGCGCCCAAACCTCGGAAAGATCATGACCCCCCGGCAGGCACTCACGCAGGAGCTTGACCGCATAATTGCGGACGCTGAAAGCGCAAAGCGCCTCATCAATTTGGATCGCCGATTGACCGACGACTGTTTTGCAGAGTTCGACGCCCTGCTGTCCTATCAACGCGCATACGGCCTTGCTGTGTTGCTTGTGCATTTGCAGACCGCAACCCGCTCAATCGAGTATCACTAATTCGCTTGCGCCCTCCGCACAATCGCTGATAGCCCTTAGTGGCACTCCCGGACACGGGCGCGGGCGAATACCATAGAGAGATACAATGACCACATGCGCATGAAGGGATTACGCGATGCGTGAGTTGCACGGAAAATAAGCCCGGAAACGATCTGGAATGATGTATCTGCGTGATATGCCTGCTGGCTATGGTGATGACCGCGCTAAATTTTAGCCGCTGGAGATGTCCTGTACTTAGTGCATCCAGATATGCCGGTGCTGAAAATGTTGCATGGAGAAAAATTCTGGCGGGATGCCATCCTTAACGTAAAGATTACGTCATCCTGTTGCGTACCCCCTCACAACTAAACTTCGAGGATAATCCAATGCTTTGGAAACGCAGCGACAAGCAGCGCGATCCGCTGTGGCTACACTTCGCAGTCCTTTCCCTGCTCGGCGTCGGCATTGCCTACGTTGATGCAAGGCTATCCTACAATTTCGGCACATCGATCGATTCCACCGTCGCGCTCGGCCTCGGCGGCATTTCGATCGGAGCCGGCATCATGCCCGTCATGGCCATCTATCAATGGCAGAAAGGGCACAAGGACTTTGCAAAGTTCCTAAGCTGCGTGGCCGTCGCCCTGTTCGCCTTCAACTGCCTGAGCAACATGGGTGTATCGACCGCCAACCGTGTTGTCGAGGTGGCCGACGCCAACGTCAAAAAGGCCAACTACCAAGAACAGGCCAAAGCAACCGAAGAAGCCAAGGCTAGGCTTGCGATCTTTCAAAAGCAGCTCACGACACTGATCGCAGATAACGCATGGGCGGCCACCGTCACCGCAGACGGTTTGCGTCAGCAGGTTGCCGATCTTCGTGTCTCACGGGAATCGGAAGCTAACCTCGGCGGATGCGGCCAGAAATGCCGTGCCATCGAAAACCAGATCGCCGAAATCCAAGGCCGCATCTCTGTCGTAGAGCAGCGCCAGACGCTCGACAGCCGTATCGACGCCACCAAGAAGGTGCTTGCCGACGCCCGCAGCACCTTGGCGTCTGCTGATTCCGGCATCTCGCACACGGCCAGCCAAGCCAGCCTTTACAGCCGCTGGACGATTGGATGGTTCGAAGATGGTGAAGGACAGGGCGCACTCAGAAACGCAAACGAGGCCATGGGTATGCTCATGGCGATCGTCATTGCAATCGCCTCGGTCGGCTTCACTCTGGCGAGCATCTGGCCGTATCTCATGACCATCACCCCGGATACGCCAATACCGGGCGCGCGCTCACCGCAAGCAGATCCCGTGCCGACGGCCCAGGCATTGCCGGAAACGCCCGCCCCGCCGCGAAACACCCTGCCGGTGTCGGTCACAACCATCGGGCAGCTCAACATGCAGCGTCTCCGGGAGCGTCTCGCCGGATCAGACTTGAGGCTCGCATGATCAGCAAGCTCACAGCAATACTCAAGGACTGCCAGCCGTTTATCATGCTGGTAGCCTTGATCTTCGGCGTCATGGGGGCATGGCTCGCTCTGGCTGACATCCTGCCCGTCATCAAGCAGGTATGGGTGCCGAAAGGAACAGCCCAGTCTCACGCCATTGTCGGGGCTTGTCTCGCAATTATCGCCGGGCGAGGCTGATACGATGTCAGATAATCTCACGCCAAAGCAGGAAAAGTTTCTCAACCATTACCTGCAACACGGAAACGCAACAGAGGCGTATCGTCATGCCTATAAGACGAACGGGATGAACGAAGCATCCATCGGCAGAGAAGCGCATTCACTTCTCAAAAACCCCAAAATTGCCCCAAGATTACTTTCAATGCAGCGGAAGGCCTCAGAAGAGGCTGTCCTATCGCGCGCATGGGTGCTCGAAAAACTCATGCAGAACGCTAAGGATGCACACAAGCTCGAAGACTTCACAGCCTCAAACAAAGCCCTAGAGCTTCTCGGCAAGACCGATGAACTAAGCATGTTCGTAGAGAGAAAACAGGTTGAGAGCGACAATCGACATCATCACTCAGCGGAACCAGTATCCGCGTTTGATGAGTTCCTTGCAGGAGTTGCCGGAAAGTCATCAGAAGGCACACCTGAGGACACTGTACCGAACTGACCTTTATGCACTACTCAGATATGGGCTGCGTCGACCCGACGTGGATCATCCATGGATATTCGAGCGGTGTCGGCAGGTTCAGCGGGAAATGGACGGTGTTCTCGATTTATGGGCCCGAGAGCACTACAAGTCGACCATCATCACGTTTGCCGGCAGCATATTCCGGATCATTCGCAGCCACGGCGACGATGCGCTGACAGAACGCGAAGTAACGATCGGCATATTCAGCCACACGAAGCCGATAGCGAAAGGGTTTCTGCGTCAGATCAAGTATGAACTCGAAACGAACGACCATCTGCAATCCGTGTTCGATGACATATTCTGGAGTTACCCGCGGAAAGACTCGCCGAAGTGGACAGAAGACGAAGGCATCGTTGTTCGGCGCAAAAGCAATCCGAAAGAGGCAACAGTTGAAGCACATGGCCTGGTCGATGGCCAGCCAACGTCGAAGCATTTCTTACACCTGATGTACGACGACGTGGTGACGCTGGAATCGGTCACGTCACCGGAGATGATCAAGAAAACCACGGCCGCATACGAGATGTCGACCAACCTCGGGTCTGAGGGAGGCACATTCGCAATGGCCGGCACGATCTACAACTTTGGCGATACATACATGCAGCTTCGCAAGCGAAGCGCTGTGAAAACCCGCGTTCACCCATGCACCAAGAATGGAGAAGAGGATTTCCGCGACGATAATTGTGTGCTGCAGTCGCCCGAATATCTGCGCAAGAAGCGCGTTGCTCAGGGGCCGTACACGTTTGGCACGCAAATGCTGCTGAACCCGAAAGGCGATAACGCGCAGGCGTTCAAGGAAGAGTGGCTGTGCTTCACGAGAAGCGAGCCTACGGCGCTTGGGATGAATGTCTACATCCTTTGCGACCCGGCGAACGAAAAGCGCAAGACAAGCGATTACACGACGTTCTGGGTTATCGGACTAGGGCCGGATCAGAAATATGTTGCGCTCGATGTGGTTCGCGATCGCCTCAACCTGACAGAGCGCACGGAGACACTCTTCGACCTGCATCGGGCGTGGAAGCCCAAAGGTGTCGGTTACGAAAAATACGGGATGCAATCGGACATCGAGCATATCCGATCAGAGCAGGAAGACCGAAACTATCGCTTCGACATCCGGGAACTGGGCGGAAGTACGCCGAAGCTGGATCGCATCAGGAAGCTGATACCGCTCTTTGAGCAGCGCCGCATGTATCTGCGCCAGCGCAAGATGTACACCGACTATGAAGGCAACACGACCAACCTAATCGAAGCGTTCATTGAGGAAGAATACAAAGCGTTTCCAGTGATGGCGCATGACGACATGCTCGATTGCCTGGCGCGCATCGTTGATCCGGATCTCGGCGTCGAGTGGCCAAGACTGGATGAGTATCAGGGAAACCGCCAGTCGAGTACCTCGTCAACATCATCACGAGCGCAGAAGGTGCGGAGATACAGATAGATGACAAACGTGTTTTCAGGCCCCAAGCCTCAGGCGGCAGCGCCAAAACAGCCGACGCAGATCAAGATCCCCGACGCGAACGATCCGGAAGTTGCAGCACAAGCCCGCATCAAACGGCAGGAAGACGAAAAAAACCGCAAGGGACGGGAGTCGACCAACCTTTCAGCGCAGCCGCTCTACTCACGGAGCAAGCTCGGCTAGATGGATAGCAATGCACTCGAGCTGATCAAGCGCGGCGACGAGCGCTTTTCAAAGCGCGCACAGCTCGACAGCTTCCGGCATGAGGTCGCGCTGAACTTCGCACCGTGGCTGGCGGAATGGACATCGCCGTTGCAATGGGGCGAGGACTTCGCGTCACATCTGGTCGATGGTACACCGCTGCTACTGGCCCGCGATTACGTCAACCAGATCGGGGCGATGCTCAGGCCACCCGGCAAGCAGTGGTTCTGGCGCCGGACAGCATCGGAAGACCTGAACAACGACCCGGCGGCGCGGAATTATCTCGACTGGCGATCACGCCAGACCATGCGCATGATATTCGACCGCAAGACCGGCGCGCAGCGCTCGCTGAAGCATGCCGACGTGTTCTATGGTCTGTTTGGCGATGCTGTTGTATCGATCGACACGGACGATGTGCTCGAGACGCTGCGCATAAACTCATTCCACACCAAAGATTGTGTGTGGGCGATGGGGCCCGAGAACAAGCCCGACGTTCTGACCCGAAAGGAATGGGTTAGCGCGCGGAATCTTATGAAAAAGTTTCGCCAATCAGGCGACAAGCTGCATGAAAAGGTCCGCGAAGCATACGACAAGCAGCCCGATCGCACGTTTGAAATCAGGCACGAGGTGCTGCCGGCCGATGAATACGAGCCCTATAAGCGATTCAAGGCACTGAGGCCGGCGCAGCGGGCCAGCTTTGCATCAGTCTGGATCGACGTTGAGAACAAGTGCGTGATCCGCGAGCGCACGACACCGACGTTCCGCTATGTCATTCCCGCGTCGCTCAGAATGCCAAACGGCCCTTATGGGCTATCGATGGCAACGGTGATCGCGCTGCCTGATGCGCGGCTGATCCAGCAGCAGGCGCTCGCGATACTCGAGGCCGCCGAGAAAAACATCGACCCGCCCTTGATTGCCATGGACGGCGACACAATCCGAGGTGATATCGATCTATCACGCAACGGGATCACATGGATCGACCGGGCATATGATGATCGAAACGGTGCGCCGCTTGTGCCGCTCGAACTTGGCAAGAATTTCCAGCTTGGCATTGACAGCCTGGTTCGCACGGAGATGCAGATCACGCGAGCGTTTCATCTCGATGTGCTCCGCATGCCCGACACGCGGGGCACCAAGTCTGTCGAGGAAATACAGTTTCGCATCGATGAGTATGTGCGCTCGGCTTTGCCGCTGTTTGCGCCGATGCAGGCGGAATACAACGAGGCCATGCTGTTTGAGGTGGATGCCGTCGCCGAAGCGCTTGGGGTATTCCCGCGCGATGAGATGCCGGACATGCTCAAACGTGAAGGCGATGATGTCAATTACGCATGGGATAACCCGCTTACCGATATGATGGAGCGCCAAAAGAGCCAGGAAGTCGCGGAAATCGCGCAACATGCGCAGGCGGTTCTGGCTCTTGAGCAGGCCGCCATGGAATCGAAAGCGCTGCGCCGGTTCAACACGGAGCGCATGGCGATCGAGCCAGCAGTCGGCCTTGGTGGCGCGCGGTATCTGCTCAGTGATGAAGAGATGGAAGACAAGTCCGAGGAAATGGATCAGGCTAAACAGCAGCGCCAGATGATCGAGGCGGCGCCGAACATGGCGCAGATCATCGATAGCGGCGTCAACGCTGCGCAAGTAGCAAGCGAGATACCGAACCCGGCGACGCCTGGTGTGCCGCTGCTGCCGATGCCGCAATGATGGATGATCACAAGTGGACTGGCGAAGACGCTGGCATGTTTCGCGCGCTGCTCGATGGTAAGGCAGACGCGCACATGCAGCACAGAGCCGTCAAGTATCTGGTCGAGGTGTTGTGCGGGATAAATCGCGTTCCGCTGGTGCCCGGAAACCCGGATATGACGGCATTCAACTCGGGTACGCAATGGATCGGGCGGCAGATACAGATCGCCGTCACGACGCCGCCCGAAAAGTTCAAGGAAAGTGACAATGAGCGAAGCACAGATCGCAGAGACCACATCCCAACAGCCACCGAGCGCGCCACCACCGGAAGCGGTCGATCCGCCCGCAATCGGCGGTAAGTCAAACGGCAACGTTTCCCCGCCGAGCGAACAACAAGCAGAGCAGAAGGCGGATACCACACAGCAGTCAGAGCCGGTTGACTGGGCTACGGACTGGCGCGCACACCTCGCGGCCGACAATCCCGATGCGCTCAAGGTGCTGTCGCGCAGCAAGACGCCGCAAGACATGGTGCAGCGGCTCGTTGAGCAGAGCAAGGAACTATCAAAGCGCGCTGTGTCCGGGGAGTTTCCGGCGGACGCAGACGAAGAAACGCAACAGCAATGGCGCGATCATCATGGTGTGCCGGCGGAAGGCACGCTCAAAGCTTACGAGATCAAGACGCCAGAGGGTTACGATCTGAGCGAAGTTGAGGCCGGAATGCTCGACGAGTTCGTCAAGGAGATGCACGGCGAGAATGCGCCCAAAGCGCTGATGCAGAAGACCGTTGATAAATGGTTCCAGAAGAACGCCGCCAACGCGCAGGCAATCCGGGCGCTTGATGAAGAGCGATCCAATGAATGGATGCAGCAGACACAGAAGGAACTCGGCAAGGATTATGAGCCGATGCTATCCGCTGCAAACGCATACTTCGAGCAGCGCATTCCCGATAAGACGGCGCGGGCAGAGTTCCTGAGCGCGCGACTGCCCGGCGGCGGACTGCTCGCCAATCATCCTGAATTTGTGAAGATGGCGGCCGACCTCGCCCTGCAAAACGGCTACGGCGATCGGATCGAGGCGAACAGCATGGAATCTGGCGGCAAGTCACTGGCTGAACAGCACCACGAGATCAGCAAGCTGCTCGACACCGACCCGGCCCGCTACAACCTGCCCGCAACGCAGGCGCAATTGGACAAGATCATCGGCCTGCGCTTTGCGCGCGGTGAAATCGACGAATTCGGACGCGAGAAGAAATAATCGCGATCGTGCAGTAACGCCACGCGGCACCCTCGAAAGAGCCCCGCATTCTCTGGCGCTTTGCGTACCCTTTCACGCTTCATCGTCGCCCTGCATGACGCCTGCTGGCCCCGGCAACGGTTCCCCGGCACGCGCCTTGTCGCAGCACCCGAACGGTTGAGCATCATCACATCATCCATACCCAGGAGGTTTGATCATGGCTCATCCCGAGTCAATCAAATATCGATCTGAATTTATCAGGTCGTTCAACCAGTCTGTGTCTCTTCTTTCCGATCGTTGCACCGATGAAAGCATTTCGTCCGGCCGCTCTGCCGTGTTCGATGTTGCGGACCTCGGCGGCGACCTGGCAACCCGTACTGTGGATGGGCGCCTGCCGCGCCTGACTTCGAACGACAGCCAGGTGACGGCCACGCTCCAGGAGTACGGCGGCACGATGGAAATCACATCGTTCGAAAAGTTCACGTCTCAGTCCGACGAGCGGTCGAAGATGAACGCCAAGATTATGGCGCGCGTCAACCGTCGTCTCGACCGGATTCTGCTTTCTGAACTCGACAATGCCTCGACGCAGTACAAGTCCGGTACAGCCCAGACGCTGACAAGCGCCGTTGCCACGGACATCATTGCAGAGCTGGCGGAAAACGAGGTTGAGATCAGTCCAAACGATGTTACCTTCATCATCAGTCCGAAGGCACATCATCAGCTGCTCAAGAATGCCTCTTATTCTTCGAGCGACTACGTGTCGGCCAAGCCGTTCGACGGCAACGCCGGGCAGTACGCCAACGAGCGCAAGATCAAGACATGGCTCGACGTTGGCTGGATGGTCTCGCCGCTGCTGACCGGTATCGGCACGGCAACGTCGAAAATGTTCGTTTTCCACCGCCGCGCCGTCGGCTGTGCGAAGCCAAGCGAGCAGATCATGTATACCGCCGGCTTCGACGATCAGCACCACTATCATTTCTGCTCGGGCACCGTGAAAGCGGCGACCAAGATCCTGCAGCAGGGTGGCATCCTCGAAGTCATCCACGATGACACCGCAGCCTAAGGGAGAATAACTCATGGCTTACTCTACCACTGGCCTGCGTATGGTGCGGGCCGGCACGATCAACGAATGGGTGCTCTACACCACCGATCCGATCGCAACCGCGCTCGGCGCCGGGTATATCTCGGATGCTGCGGCGACCGGGCAGTCGGCCGGCAAGGGTATGGCGCCTGGCGACAAGGTAACGGTACTTCAGGTTGACGCCATCCCGGCAAGCCAGAACGCCGTATCTGCGTGCTATGACCGCAGCGAATGCTTTGTTGCCTCGATATTGTCCGGGGCGGCGACGCTCGCCGTGGAAGGCGTCGGCGCGATCACTTACGACATCGCGCTTGCGGCGTCATCGACGACGGACGGTATGGACATCACGATCACGGTGAAAGATACCGGCGGCAACACGATCGCCGGCACGCATCAGTTCGAGATGTATATGTCTGAAGCGGCGACGGGCATCGGCATCACGGGCGATGCCTACTCGGGTGACCTCACGGCAACCGTTGGTGCTATCCTCTCGGCAGTCACGGCCAAAAAGCATTGGTCTGTGGTGACCGCGGCGACCGGCATCTTCACTGCAACGCTGGTCGATTCGGGCAACCCGACAGACCAGTATGTGGTGGTTCCTAACAACGCAACCGGTTCACTGACGGTTTCTGCCGCATCCGGCACGAGCTGGGAAGGCGCATAACAATAGCGGGGCGGGCGATAGTGCCCGCCTCATCCATTTGGAGGATATATGAGCAATCAAAAGGAATGCCCGACGAGCGAACTGCGCTCAGCGCACGAGGTGCGTGTCGAATTCTTTCACCGGCCAGCCAACGGCGTCACTCTCGCGGATGTCTGCGAGCCCGGATACTGGAAGCACGTCTGGCGCCAACTCAACACATCGCAGAATGCGCTGATCGACGTGGTGGCCAAAGACCAGTCATGGGAAGCGCTGCTCCGCGTTTATGCCGTGGGTGATGGCTTTGCCAAGGTGCGTGTGCTCCGTGAGTGGAGCGAAGAGCGCAAGCCCGGCCGGCAACCATCGCTGCCTGAGGGCTGGCAGGCAGAGTTCGCGGAAGGCTCCGGCTGGCGCGTGCGCAACGGCCACGGCGAGGTCATCGTCTCTGGCCAGTCGACAAAGCCTGATGCGATCACGGCCGCCAAGAAGCTGGCTGAGAAGGTATCAGCCTGATGGCAGCCACTACCAAGCTGATCCTATACAACGACGTTCTGCGCGAACTGAGGATCAACTATCCGCTCGCCAATCTGGACGATGCAAACCCGCAATTGAACGCACTGGAGGGCGCGTTCAATCATGCGGTCGAATACGTTTTGAGCCGGGCCGACTGGAATTTCGCCCGACGCCGCGCCACACTGACCGGCATCAGCAATTCCGCCTATCCGCCGTACACCTACACCTATGCGGTGCCGGATGATTATCTCAGGGTGTGCTGGATCAAGACCAACGCCGACGATAGCGCAGAAATCGATTATGCCGAGGTCGGTGCATCGCTCTATGGATTTCTTGGCTCGGCCCTGATCGAGTATATGTCGGATCATGCCGACAACTACGATCCCGCAAACTGGCCGCCGCACTTCACCCGCGCCGTTGGGCAGTATCTCGCTTATCTGACCGCACCATCACTGGCCCGCGCCGGCGATGATGCGCAGTCAAAATTCTGGTCGCAGTACCAGCAGGCAGAGATGGAGGGGCAGGAATTTGAAGCCCGCACCCTCACAAACCAGAATATTCCAGTCAATCGTCACCCGGTCATGCGCCGGGCGATCGAGTTTCTTGGCCAGGCCTATGCCGGTTCCGTTCCGATCCACTCGCAAACAGCGAAGCTGCGCTATTACATGCAAGAGTCATGGGACCATGCGGTGCGCTACGTACTCGAGCAGGGCGCATGGAATTTCGCGTCACGGCGCGCGATCATGACCGGTGGGTCAGAGCCGATCCCCGGGGGTACGGTATCGGACTACATCGAGGGGTATTCAGTGGCTCCGGCGACTGAGCCTGATGAATCGTCTTCCCTCCCGGCCATGAGCGAATATGACTACGGCTTCATTCTGCCGAGTGACTTCCTGCACAAGATATGGATCAAGGCTGACGCCAACAACGAATTTGAATGCGAGCACCAATTCCTACGCGATGCGGTCTATGCGAACTACGAAAACATCGTGATGGAATACGTCTCGAACGACAGTAACGCGGTCGACCCGGAACAATGGCCTGCGACATTCATGGAGGCCGTTGCGGCCTATCTCGCCGTTTGCGTGGCGCCTGAACTGATGATTGAGGACGGCGGCAAGCGTCAGAAGATCACCGCTACAGGCGCTAAGGAAGGCCTGGAGCGCGTATTTCAGGGCAAGCTCGGGGATGCGAAGCGCAAAGATGCAATCCAGCAGATGCGCAAACAGATCCCGCTTGGATCGTTCGCCAGGGCCCGACTTGGCGGCACGTCTTACAGGCAGCGGCGCTACAACTAGATGACACGATCGAATGAACTGATTTTCTCGCTCAATGCCGGCGGCGTCGATCCGCGGGCGCTCTCGCGCGTCGACATGGAGCGCATGCGCATGGCCGGTGAGCACCCGGTTGCGAATTGGCTCCCGAATGTGTTGGGGCCAATGTCTATCCGGCCGGGCGCTGAAATGCTGGCGACGATCAGCAATCAGACCCGGCAGGTTCGGTTCGCTCGCTCGACCGATACCAAATATGTGCTTTTGATGTCGGCGAACGAGATGCGTATCAGTTCCGCCGGCGTCATCATCCAGATTCCAAATGTCTCCACGACCATATCCAGCACCGCATGGAGCGACGTCAGCGAGGGCGCAGCCACGGCGACAGGCGGCGCAACGCTGAGCTTTGCGGGCACGCAAACCAACTCGGCCAAGCTCCGCCAGGCCGTGACGGTTGCGAGCGCCGATCAGGCGCTTGAGAATATCCTGCGCATCGCAGTCGCAAGGGGCCCGCTGGTGTTCCGTGTTGGGACAACGGCCGGCGGGCAGGAGCTGATCGCAGACACCGTGCTCTATACCGGCACGCATAAAATCGCGGTCACGCCCGGCGCTGCCACGATCTATGTCGAGCTGAGATCGGACAGCCCCGTCACCCGTTCCGTGAGCCAGATCGATTTCGAGGCCAATTTGACGTCGGGCGATCTGGTTATCCCGACGCCCTGGACGTGGGCGCAGCTGCAACGGTTGAGAACCTGGCAGTCGGTCGATGTGATCTTTGCCGGTGACGGCGTGCAGCAGCAACGACGCATTGAACACCGCGGCGAAAAATCGTGGTCCGTCGCCACCTATGATGCCTACAACGGGCCATACACGGTGGTCGGTGGCAATATCACAATGACGCCGGGGGCGCTCTCCGGTAACACGACGATAACGGCATCAGAAGGGTATTTTCAGTCCGGTCATGCGGGCACGCTTATTGAACTGACGCAGGTCGGCAAAACCGTCACACAGACGCTGAATGGCGAGGACCAGGCGACCGACTATGTGACTATCACCGGCATTGACGCCGAGCGGGTGTTCTATCGCACCGGGACGGTATCCAGCTTCGTTGGAACATTGACGCTGCAACGATCGGTGGAGGTCGACAATCCTACTGTCTGGGCAGATCAGGTCACATACGTCAACAGTGCCGCGGGTTTCGTGCGAACGGCCTATGATGACGGCCAAGACAATCTGACGGCACACTATCGATTTATCGTGAAAGCAGGCGACTACACATCCGGCAGTGTGGAGGTTACGCTTGAATATGAGAATGCCACGCAAGTCGGGCAGGCGCTGATTACCAGCGTGACCAGTTCAACCGTGGTCGATGTCGAAACCCGCGTTGCCTTCGGCAGTACCAGCGCGACCCGGATATGGCGGATCGGCGCGTGGTCTGACCTGACGGGATGGCCGCGGGTGCCAGTGATCCACGATGACCGCCTGCACTGGTTCGACGACAGCGGTAAGGACTATGCTTCTGAGGTCGATGATTTTCAGGATTTTGATGCATCCCTGAAAGGCGACAGTGCACCGTTTACGCGATCAGTGTCGGGCGGTTCGCTTGAGGGTGTGATGTGGGCGCAATCAGATGATCGCCTGATTGTTGGTACGTCCGGGTTCGAAGCCAACATCCAGGCCAATGATTTCGACGGGGCCCTGACGCCGACTGCCTACACGACGCGCAAGCCGTCGCGGCGTGGTTGTGCGGATATCGAAAGCGTCTCGCATCACGCAGGGATATTCTACGCGCAGCGCTCGGCAAAGCGGCTTTACGAAATGTCGATCCCATCAAGCGACACGCGCTATAGATCGCGTAACGTGTCGCGTCTCAATCCGAAAGCATGTGCGTCCGGCATCGTGCGCATGGCCGTGCAGCTGCAACCGGAAACCCGTCTATATACCGTCCTCACGGATGGCACGATGACGGTGCTTTCCTACGAGATTGATGACGACGTGGTCGCCTTTACCACCGTCACCATACCGGGCGGACTGATCGAAGACGTATGCGTGCTGCCCGAAACAGACCAGGATGACATTTATCTGGTCGTGAACCGGTCGGGAAACCGCTATCACATGCGGCTTGGCAAAGAGGCAGAGCAGGAAGCAGTCGCGACATGCACGCTGCTCGACTACTACAAAGTGCTGACCGGCTCGATCAGCTCGATCAGCGGCGCAACGCATCTTGCCAGCACAACGGTACAGATATGGGCGGACGGGCAGCGGCGGGCCGATGTCACGCTTGACGCATCAGGCAATGCATCGCTCGGGGCGACGTATAGCCGGGTGGTGTACGGACTCAACTTTGATGCCGAGTTTCTGAGCGTCAAACCGGCATACACCGGGCAGCTTGGCACGCTGATCGGCCAGGAGAAGCGGGTCAACAATCTCGGCATGGTGATCAACGACAGTTGTCTCGATGGCATTCAGGTTGGCGTCAAGATGGGTGATCAGGCGGCTCGTACGCATCCTTTGCCGCCAATTATCAACGGCGTGACGCGGACGACCAACCAATTCTATAGCCAGCTGGAACTCGCTCCGTTTCCGCTTGAAAGCGGTTATCACACAGATAGCCGCGTTTACATCAAAGCCTCATCCCAGGAGGGGCCGGTCACGATCGGCTCGCTGGTGTTCGATGTCGAAGCCAATGAAACATTTACGCCCCGCCGATGACCGGGATTGGCGCATATTCTACGGTCAGCCGGCGCCGCTATACTGGTCCGGTCTCGTGCTCGAAGATCCCGTCATGATCCTCGGCATCGGCGGGCTGTATGCGAGCGAAGACGGCAGATGGTGGGCATTCATGAAGCGTGCGCCCGGCGTTGGCTGTGTGTTCTCTGCACAACGCGCTGCGATGCATATGATGGCGGTCGGGAAAGAAGCGGGTTTAACGATTCATGCGCTTGCCGATCCTGCTATAGTTGGTTCGGATAAGTGGTTGCAGCGTTTGGGTTTCCGACGAACGGATGAAATTATGAAAGGGCTCGTCACGTGGACCCTGTTACCCTCGCGGCAATAGGCGCTGCGGCCTCGCAGTCGGCGCCGTTCATCACGGCCGGCGCTACGGCGATTGGTGCCTACGGATCATACCAGGCCCAGCGGTCGCAAGCATCGGAAATGCAGCAGCGCGCCGCCATCGAAGCCGAGAATGCCGACGTGCGCGCCAAGGAAGGGCGCGCGGAAGCCCAGGACCGGGCCGCGATTCGCATGCGCGAAGCCAATCTTGCACAGTCGCGCCTCAAGGCTTCTGCCGGAGCGTCCGGTTCGTCCTCATCCGATCCGACTATCATGGATTTGTGGACCGGGATCGAACAGGAAGGCCAGATCAACGCCGGGCGCGAGATGGCCCGCGGCGAAAGCCGCGCCCAAGGCATCACATACCAGTCTGACCTCAACCGGTGGTCAGCGGATGCCAATGCCAGGATCAAGAAGGCGGCCGCGACATCCACGCTGATCGGCGGAATCGGTGACAGCATCGGCGGGTTCTCGCGCATGCGGGCGCGGTACGGCGGCTATCAGGGGCAATCGACGCTCGCCTATCCCGGCACGCAGTCCGGCTGGAAAACCACAGTGAGGTATGGTTGATGGCGCGTCTGCCGCAAGCTGCCGACCTGATGCGGGAGCCGGTCGGGCTGGATACGCCGGCCGTCAAAGTGCGCCCGATCGATCATTCGCCAACGGCGTCCGCGGCCAATGCGCTTGCCAAGGGCGTAAACAGCATTGCGCTCGGGCTTGATGCAACATGGAAGGCCAATGAGGAAGCCGCGGACTATCAGACGAAAAAGGCCCTAGCAGATTTTCGCTTGGCGACCGATGCCGAGCTTGATGCTTATACCAAGGAAATGCCGCCGGGCGCGACAGGATGGGCTGAGGGCTGGGAGAAGCGCTTCGAAAAACGTGCCAACCAGTTTGTGCAGGGACTGCCGGGCGAACGCCAAAAGGAACTGGTACAAGCATCGCTGATCGCCCAGCACCAGCGCTTGCAATCGCACGCCAACGGCATTGCGCTCAAAGAGCGGGACCGGTTCATCGAGGATGGGCTGGCAAACACCCTGAACGGCCTTGTGAACCGCACGGATCTCGATCCGGCGCGCATGCGGGATGCCCGCACAGAAGGCCGTCAGCTTATTGAGAAGTCGGATCTATCGCCGGCGCGAAAATCGGTGCTGCTCGGCAAATACCGCAAGGCGGTCGAGGGTACTGCGATCCGCTCTCGAATTGCAGTGGCCAAGACGCCGGAAGAGTTCGAGGCAATCCGCAAGGATGTCGAAGGACGCAAGGATGGTGAAGCACTTGCAGGGCCGCCGGGCGTCGGCGTGGCTTATTCGGGGCCTTATAAAAACCTTGATGCCAGTGATCGCGCGACGCTTCGGCGTGTCATTGACCACGAGGAAAAGAACTTTCTGGCCGGCGCGCGCTACGAGATCAAGCAGCAGATGCAGTCGGATCTTTCATTGATCGAGACGACCGGCGAAGGCCTGCCCCGCATCGACCTCGAACGCGCGAAGAAAATCCTCGAGCCGAACCAGGTCAATAGATACCTGCGCCAGCGCGAAGTGGCTCGCTATGCATACAAGCTGCAGAACAACCTGTCATCATTGCCCGATGATGAAATCGTGGCCAGGTTCCGGGACCTGGCGCCGGCACGTGATGCCGATTTTGATGCACGCAACCGGGTTTATCAAAAAGGCATGCGAGCGGTGCAGAAGCTCCAGGAACTGCGCCGCGATGATCCGGCCCGATCGGTCGAGGATACGGAAGACCTCAAGGCGGCCCGCGCTAATGCGCAGGGTGATCCAATTTCCAGGGGCCGGCGCATTATGGCGGCGCGCATGCGGGCGCAGGAAAGCGTCGGGATAGCGGAAGCGGCTCGATCTCCGATCACAGAAGGTGAGGCGCGGCAGTTGCTCGCGCCGCTGGTCGGGCTCAAGGGCGAATACATCTATCCGGAGCTGCAGAAGTTGGTTCCGCAGATCGTGGCGCAATACGGCGAATACGCGGACGAGGCGCTGCGCTACATGGCGCGGACGCTTTACAAGGATTCTGCCAGCCAGGAAGTGTTCCAGGGTGTCATTCAGAACATCAAAGACACCGGCATGGTCGAAGCGGCTGAGAAAGAGCGAATGAAGGCGCTTGAGGAAATCAACGGGCGCAGCAATGCCATGAACCGCGGCGCAGGCTCATTCGGGCAGTCGGGGCTTGCCGCGCAGGCGCCGCCGGAAGCCATCGCCTATTTGAAGGCGCACCCGGAAACAGCCGAGCTTTTCGATCGCAAGTATGGTGCCGGCGTATCTGAGAAAATCCTGAAAGCCAAATAGAGACAGCATGGCCCTTTCTCCGATTGCATTTACAGCGGCGAACGACGACGAAGAACCGATCGCCCAGACGGTTGCATATGAGCCGAAGGCATCGAACCCATACGATCAGTTCGATGAGGCCCCGGCGGCTGCAAATCCATACGACCAGTTTGATCCGAAACGGTCAGAAGACCCGCGCGCGGACGCGCTCGGGCATGCGGCCAACTACCGACATCAAAACCTTTCGGCGCAGGCAGGGCGCAGCCAGGCCAAGGCTTCTGATGGCATCTTGGGCGATTGGGGAAAGCTCACCGAAGACGAGCGCAAGCAGTGGCTCACGAACGAGTTGAATACGGTCGACGAGTCCAAGAAATCCATTCAGGCGGAAATCGCCCGTCAGCAGGAACAGATTGCCAAGTACGCCCGCCCCGGCGAGCCAATACCGCCATTGCTTGAACGGGGCCTGACAGTCGCGCGCCGGCATCTCGATGACATCAACAAGCGCGAAGCCAAGGCGCTGGCGATCCAGCAAGGCAAGATCGAGAACGCCAAGGTCGGGCCGTGGCGCAATATCGTCGATCAGGTGCCGCTGGGGCTTCTCGACAGCTTCGTTGCCAATACGATCAAGAGCGCCGGCCGGGCCGCCGGATATCTCGGGCGATCGGCCGGCGCGGACATAAATCCGGACAACAACCAGATCGTGCGGGCCGGCGAAGTCGTGTCGCGATGGGCCAATGAGCTATTTCCCGGCGACAAGGCGCGGCAGGAAGAGTTCATCACCAAGCTTGCCAACGGCGCTGGCCAGATGGCGGGCTTCATGGGTACGAATGTGTTTACCCTGCTGGCGACCGCGAGCGTGAAGGCCGCGACGTTGGCGACGATGACAACCGGCGCGCTGGTATCGGGTGAGGAGCAGTTCAAGAGCGCCACCCAGGCGATGAAGGCCCGTCCGGGCACGGTGTCGGAAGGCGACCGGCTGGCCTCATACCTGATCGGCCTTGCCCTTGGCACGACGGAAGCGCTGCCGATTGCGAAGATCATTGGAGGTGGCGGGACAATAACAAACCGGATTGTGACCGGGGCGCTGGCGGAAGGCACGCAGGAAGCGGGGCAGACGTTCGGCGGCAACGTCACGGCACGGCTTTACTACGATCCCAACCGCAAGCTGAGCGAGGGCGTGGTCGAGGGTTTTGCGCTTGGCGCCATCCTTGGCGGTGGAGCGGGGGCGCTGTTCAGTGGTGACGCGGCGGCTGTTGAGGCCAAGCCCGCGGAGCCGCCGCCGCTCACTGATTCGGTTCCCGTCAATGAAAATGTTTCACGTGAAACAACGCCCGAGCCGCAAGGCGTCAATGGCGCACTGGAAATCTCCGGTCTTCCGGCCATTGATGCGGGTGAGGTCGTGCGTACCGCTCAATCGCTCGGCATCGATATCGATGAAAATATCGTCCGCCAGATTATCGAAGGTGACGAACAGACCGGGGCATTGCCACCGGTAATGCCCGAAAATGTGAAAGCGCTCGAAGACTACATTGTCGACGGCGGGAATCTGTCACGACGCAATTACCGCGATATTGCGCAGAAGGTCGGCGCACTGGAAAGCCAGATGCCGGCGCTGATGGGCGCGATGGAAGAGCGCGGCCTTGTCCGTCGCGATTTCAGAGGAGACCTGCGGACCGGCCCGCGCGTCCAGGAGATGAAGGCCGAACGGCGAACACAGCAGCAGGTTGACGAGATATTCTCGGAAGCCATGGCGCGCTATGGCCAGATGCTACCCGAAGGCACAACGGTTGAAGCGTTTCGATGGCAAGAGGGAATGCCGTTCGCGCAGTATCAGGACGGCGTGATTTCAATTTCGCATGCAGCGCTTGATCCAGCCGAGTTCATCCGGCACGAGGCAGTTCATGCGCTTAGGGCTTCAAACCTGTTCACGGCAGCGGAATGGAAGCTGCTTGTCGAGCACGCATCGGACAAGATCGCACCGCATTTGCTGGCGCAATACCGTCAAGCCTATCAGGCGCGCGAGAATGTCGAGGACCTGGTTGCCGAAGAGAGCGTTGCAAATCTCATTCAGCAGTATGTTCAGGGCATCCGGTTCAACCGCGAAATTGACACGATACTCCAGAAGATCATGGAGTTTCTGGCGGCGGTCGGCAATGCCTTGCGCGGTCGCGGGTTCCAGACCGTCGACGATGTGATTGATCGTCTGTTCGCAGGCGAGATTGCGGAGCGAGGGGCAGTGCGCCGGACAGGCGATCTTGCGATGGCGGCAATAGAGCAGTTTGACCGCGAGCCTGTGACCCCAGGCCTCGATATGTCGAAAGAAGCACGACTTCAACGTGCAAGAGATATGGGGTTCGATACGGATACGGTACTTTATCATGGGACTACGCGCACGTTTGACGCATTTGAGCCTCGCTCGCTTGGCGGCGTTGGGCCACACGTCGTCTGGTTGTCTCCAGATGCAGAGATGGTTGATGGTTATGCGGGTCTTAGATACGGTGTGCGCAACGTGCTTGACCACGAGGCGCCGCAGACTGTCCCCGTCTACGTTCGAGGCAATCAGCTCGTCGTGAACGAGTTGCAAGACGGGCCTCACTCTACCGTAGAAAGTGGAATTCTTGATCGCGCGAAGACGGAAGGCTACGATAGCATTGCATTCAAAAAAATGAATGACAACGGCATTCTTCAAGAGCAAGTCGTCGTCTTCGACCCCTCCAACATCCGCAGTGTAAACGCAGCCTTTGACCCTGCTCATGAAGGGTCATCAATGCTGATGTATGCCATGGAGTCCGACACGCATCCATCCTCACAAGCGGTCAAAGGCATCAACGACATTCTGCGCAAGCTTGCCATGGATGCCGGTATCGTCATGCGCCAGGGCCGTCTCAGGGGCCAGGCCGCCTACAACCCGGCAACGAACATTCTGCGCGCCAAGTCGATACACAATGGCTCGCAATCTTTCCGCGTCATGGGGCAGGCGATCGGCTCGAAACTGATGACCGAGCGCGCCGACGTTGCGCAGCTCGTCCAAGACTACGCCGAAGAACTCGCAGCACCCGCCATGCCGCAGAGCGAAGAGCTGGCCCTGGTGCCGACATACGAAGGCCAGCCGGTCACATATGCCGGCATTGACCTCGACAACCAGGCGCAAGCCCTGCTTAGTGATGCGGTCAGTGCCGCCATGGTCTACCAGAAAGACCTCGATGCTGTGTCGGCCGCTGCATCCAGCGGCTACATTATCGGGCGCAAGGTTGTCGACCGTTCAGCCATGCAAGCCTCGCTCGATGCCTATTCGAAATACCTGCGCCGGCTGCGCCGCAAGGTCGGCGCCAAGCAGGCCGAAACGTTGATTGCTGATGTGTTGGCTCATGCGCCGGTTGATCCGAACGCAACCGCAACCAGCATCGCCATGAAGCGCGCCGTCGACCTCGCGCAAATGTCTGGATATATCCGTACCCGATATTCCGAGACAGGCGTTCCGACAGAAGTTGCGCCAATCACCGCGCAGGATGCAGAGCCGGCATTTTATGACCTGATGACAGATATCATCCTAAACCCGAATGCAGCCTATCATAGCGCGCCGCAGTTTTATGAGGCTCTGACGGCATTGCTCGACCGCACGACGCCTACCACGCTGGCTGCCATCGAAACCGCTCAGGCGGATCTCAGAAGCTATTTTGCAGCCAACCCGCGTGAGCGCGTCAAGGCCATGATCCGCTCGACATCGAAGCGCGGCATGTTCCGAAAGTTCCGTGAGAACTGGGACCGGTTCGGCATCAAAGAAGCCATCGCGCTCGAGATGCATGACATCTACACCAATCGCATTGGTTCAAATCATCCATGGTGGCAGGCAACTCGGCATCTGTTGCTTACCCATCAGGCCAACTATGGCGGCAAGCTCGACCTATCAAAATCCGACAACCCGAACGCGTTGGTGCGGATGGCGTCGCACGCCCGTATTCATGCCGCCCGCGACATTGAGAAAGGTATCCGTGCGCTGGATGGCACAGAGCACGAAGGATCATCATTGGTCGGTGCATTGAAACTCGCCCTTGGTGATGATCGGTCAACGGCGACCGACATGGGGCCGGATAGCCGCTATCGCGAGTTCGGCGCCTATCTGATGGCGCGCATGGGAATAGAGCGCTGGAACAAGTACGAAAACGCACTGGCGACCGGCGAAGCGGCAGGCCTGCGACCGCCTTACGTGATAGATAAGGCGGAGTTCGAGCGTACCGTTGCCGAGCACGAAACCTACTATCCTGAGTTCGTCGAGGCCGCAGAAGCCATCTATGAATACCAGCGCAATCTCTTGAAGCTGCAGCGGGACGGCGACCTCATCACGCCGGAGCAATACGACGAACTGATCCAGGACAAGGACTATGTCCCGTCATTGCGCGTATTCGACGAGTTCGATGACCTGAGCCGGTCGTCCGCCATGGGTGCCCAGGGCAATCCGATCAAGCGCTTCCGGGGCTCAATGCGAGATGTGGTCGACCCGATCGCCTCGATTGCACAGAAGACATTCGAGACACGTGCCCGCATCGCCAAGAACCGGGCATGGCTGCGCCTGCTGCGCCTTGCCGAGGCGGCCGGCCCCGGCGGTGGGTTTATTGCTGAACGTCTCAGCGCAACCGAACTGAAGCCGATCGTCGTTTCGCTCAATCAGACGCTTCGCTCGGCTGCACGGGAGGCCGGGGTGGACCCGGGCGAGATTGGCGACCTGATCGATCTGGCGCAGGATTATCTTGGCGCCGACCCAACGGCGACAGTGTTTTCGCGGGGCACCATTCAGCCCGGCAAGGAACCGATTGTGCTTGCCATGGAAAGCGGGCGACCGGTTGCCATCCGGCTCGGGGCCGATGCCGAAGGTACGATGGGCGGCAAGCTCGCGCAGCAGGTTTGGAACGCCATGAACATGCTCGGCGAAGAGCATGCAGGCACGCTTGTCGACATGGCCTCGTTCTTCTCAAACATGGTGCGCGGCACAGTTGTTACGCACCCGGAATTTTTCGTCGCCAACCTTTGGCGGGATGGGTTCATGGCGGCGATGTATGACCCGCGCGCCTATCCGTTCTGGACGCAGATCAGGGGCGCCATAGATATTGCGACGGATAGCGATGCCTATAACCGCTATACGGCCTTTGCCGGCATGATGGGGGGGGAAGCAACGTCGCTGATGAACCTCAGAGCCGAAAACGACATGACGGCACTGGTGGACCGGGGATACACGTTCAAGGTTTGGGATACGCCCGCCAATATGATGAGCCACATGGGCGACTGGTTCAGTCCGCGCAATTGGAAAGACAAGGCGTTTGGCGCAACCATAGGCGGATTGGTCGGCGCAACGGTCGGGGCTCCGGTGGCGGGTGCCGTGATCGGCGGCACCATCGGCGCGAAGGCTGCTGTGAAGTTTGGAGAACTGTCGGAAACTGCAACCCGCGTCCGGCTTATGGAAATCGCCTACCAGCGCGCTATCAGGTCGGGCCTGCCCGATGTCGAAGCCGCCCAGGAAGCAGCACTGTGGAGCCATGACTATACTGACTATTCGCGGCACGGTGCGAAGATGGACGCGTGGCGCCGTATCGTCCCGTTCATGAACGCTGGCCTGCAAGGCAACGACATTTATGCACGTCGCCTCATGGCGTCAGGTGACTACGGGACCAACCTATCGAAAGTCATGCTCTACCCAGCCTATCGCCTGGGCCTCGTCAAATTCGACAATCTGACTGATACAGAACGCCAGGATGTGGCATTTTCCGCTTATACCTGGATGACAACGATCATGGGTCTCGGCACGATCGCTCTGGTTCAAGCCTTGCTCTACCGGGATGACGAGCGATTGAAACTCTTGCCCGAGTATTTGAAAACCAACCATTGGCTGATCCCGCTTGAAGATGTCGTGCACGTGGTCTCAAAGGATGCCGCCGAGAAGGTGGCGAAGGAAGACGTTGTGCTCCGGCTGCCAAAACCGTTCCAGACGGTATGGTTTGCCAACCTGATCGAGCGGATTGTTGCTGAGAAAATGCGCGATGATCCTCGCTGGGCAGAGCGCTATATGGCCGACCTCGCATTGATGGGCCTGCCGCCGATCGTCCCGACATCGCTGCAGATGATCGGCGAAATGCAGTCTGGAAAGGACAGCTTTACCGGGCGCGATATCATCCCAAGCTACATTGCCGAGCGCAATCGCGCGCAGCAGTACACGCCCTACACGTCTGAGTTTGCCAAGATGGTCGGGCCCGCGCTCAACGTCTCACCAATGTATGTCGACTATCTAGTCAAGAAGCTGGGCACGAGCTGGGGCCGCACGTTCCTGCAAATGAACGTCGAGGGTCTGCCATGGTACAATCCAAACAAGGCGGAGACCGGGCTTGATCAAGTGTTCATCGCCCGCAGATTCTTGTGGAAGCACGGCCGAGGGTCGGAAGCTGAGCGTGTGTTCCGTCAGGATGTGATGGGCGGAGAAGATCCGATTGCCGGCATATGGGAACGTCTTGCCATCCCGTATTCCAAGATGAGCGCGAAGGCCAAGGGCTATAAGAACATCAAGGATAAGGAAGGCGATCTGCCGCGCGCCATCGAAACGCTCGCAGCCATGAGCGATGCAGAACGCGGCTATGCCATCCTGCAAGGGCACTGGGAAGGCCGCAATGCCAAATATCGCAAGCTGCATCCGATGGCGCGGGTTGAATCCATCAATCGCGTTGTTTCCCAGGTGCAGCGCGAAATCGTCTCGGATCTGTTCCATACCGGCGACCGCGGCAAGGTATCGTTCAAACAGATCATTCTCACGCCGTCTGAAAAGCACGCTGCTCGAGATATCCTCACGCAGTACGGGGCGATGGAAATGCACAATGCACTGGTTTTGGCCGGCGAAGTCGGATGGGAAAAGAGGGGGTTTCTGCCGGCTGGCGATGTCATGGAAGAGCTGAAAGTGGCAGTACCGCGCGCCCATGCGGAAATCGCCAAACGTCTCAAAAAAGCAAAGGTTCTGCCGTTCGGCGGCATCAAGGCGGTCTGGCCGTCACTCAAGGGAAAGCTTGAAAGCCGGGAAACACTTGGCCGTCTGAAGCAAGGCCAGAAGTTACATATAGTGGTGCCGCTTATCGGGGAATGGAGCCAGGCGAAGTTCGCTCCCGAATAATTCGAACAAGTATCGCCAGAGCAACAAGTCTCAATAAAACGCCTTGGGACGCAAAATTGCGTGCGTGTCCGTCAAGTCAAATCGGATGATATGTGCTAATCGTCGTCCACCATGTGCCGCGTATGTGCCAAGGAGCATTACACGTGGCAGAATTGGCCGCCATTCCAACCAGAACGTCCGTCACTGTCACCGATAAGCAGACCGGTGGCAATGCAACTATTCCGGCTGCAACACCGCGTGCCGCCGGGGTGATGACGGCTGAGCAGTGCCAGTTGCTTGAGCAACTGCGTGTGCTCATGCACAGCGGCGGCATGCAGACGACAAACGTGGTTGCGCTCGCTCAGCAGATGGGCCCGGTCGACATGGTGGACCTCAGTCTGCCGTCGCCGCTCGAAGTGCTGCCGCCGAACCATTCCGATGATCTCGCGCGCCGAGTGGCGGCGCTTGAAGCCCTGCCGCGCGGGGAAACAATTCATTCGATCATCAACGCCGTGACGACACTCCGGGACAGCATCGCACAGCGCTTGGCCAAGCTGGAAGCGCGCGTCACCCGTCTTGAAACAAATGACAACGTGCCGCCGGCAGAAATCAATCAGATGCGCCAGCAGATCAGTGAGATGCAGACATGGGTCGGTGGCGTGAAGGCGTTGCTTGATGACCCGACCCCGGTAATGGTGGAAGACAATGGTTGAAATTGCCGATTATGATGCGTCAACAGCGCTCGATGTCTTTAACACGAGCAAAGCAGATCGGCGTCCCGCGCGGCTATGGTCGATTGAAAAATCAATCCAGACGCTTGCAGAGATTGGCATTGTGTCATTGTTCGAGGGCGCGGGAACGGACCCGACCGGTCTGACCGGGTATGCCAGCACGAAGCTATGGCTTAATGCATCGGCAGGCGTCACAGCGGCGCCTGGAACGGTGCGTTATTACGTCGGAAGCGGCGCTGAAACAGATGTCGCGAATTGGCCGGCGCTCACTCTTGCGGGTTTCCGTGCGCACCTGGATGTTTATACGCAGGCGGAAGTCGATGCGCTGATTTCAGGCGGCTTGCCGACGTTTACCAGTGACAATTTTTCGAATGAATCGAGCGTGTCCGGGGCGACCATTACGGACGCTCTCAACACGCTGCTCGCGGCACTGGCAAGCTATGTGCCAACCAGTGAGCTAGGTGTTGCCGATGGTGTCGCTACGCTCGATGGATCTGGCAAACTGACACCATCCCAAATCCCTGCAGTCCTGACATCTCCGTTCCAATTTCAGGGAACATGGAATGCTTCGACCAACACGCCGACACTGGCAGACGGCACAGGGACAGCCGGGCACGTCTATCGGGTGTCCGTGGCAGGGACCACAAGCCTTGATGGTGTCGCGTCATGGCAGGTCGGTGATGAGCTTTATTTTGACGGCACGGTTTGGGATAAGCTGTCATCCTCATCCGGTGGTGTGGCTGCATCGAGCGAATTGCTTCTCAGTATAGACGCACGTGTCGATGGTTATGCTCAGACAAACGTACACGGCGGCGGGCGATGGCGGGCACACTGGCGCAGAGATCAGACCGCAATTGTCATTTATGGCGATCAGTCAGGATTGGGATTTGACCCGGCCGACGACAACTGGGGACCATTCCTGGTCCCATGGGACGCCGCCACGAATGGCAATATCACTGCGATGTATGCCGGTATCGATTATTTGCTGATCCTAACGGACCTTGCCACCGGCAACCTGTTCCACATAGGTGCGACGGGCGACGGCCAGGGCGGACTCGGCGCCACGTCGGGCACAACACTTGTGCCGGCACGGATTACACAGTTTGTTACCGATGCAGTTAAGATCGCAAGCGTAACCACAGAATCCAGAGCGAGCGCAACCACTAAATTCTGGTTTGCCGTGACGACTGGCGGTGCGGTTTATTCGTGCGGATACTCCGGCCCCACGCATACGATGGGCTACAACAACACGGCTAATCTGTCCACGCCGCGCCTGATGACCGAATCGGACGGTTCCACGGCACTCGCTAATATTACCGCCGTGGCGGCCTGCGTTGCCGCGGCTCCGGTGTGGGCCATTACCAGCGCTGGCAAGGCCTATCGATGGGGCGCTGGAACAAGTGGCGCCCATGGCAACAACGGCACGTCTGCATTGACTTGGCCGGAGGCTTTGGAAACGACGCATGGGTCTGGAGTCGACCGAACGGATATATCGGCAGTAGCCACACAGGGCGGCACTCGCGCGGTGACGTGGTTGCTGACGATATCAGGGGGTGTCGAAGTTGCCGGCTCTCAGCTTTACGGAAATGGTGATGGCGCCGCGCTCGCTGATGCCAACCGCCTGACATTCGTGTCGGTAGCCGGTACGATCTCAACAAAGACTGTAACAAGTTTGTATTCAGGTGGCGGCGATGCGCCGAGCTGCGTTGCAGTTACCGATGAGGGCAAGCCGTATCTTGTCGGTAATGCAAGCAGTGGTCTTCTTGGCGATGGCAGCACATCGGATTTAGCGACATTCACGGAAATCACGGCACTTCCGAGTGGGTTTTCTGGTGCCGTGACAAATGCTAGAATTGCAGGCGGCGCCAGTCTTGAAACGGTTTACATCGAGGCAACGATAGCCGCAGCCAAGCGTATCGCCGCAATCGGTTATGGCACCTATTATGCAACTGCAACAGGCAATGCAGATATTGCTGCGGCAAGTCGCACGTATAAGGAGGTGGTGGGCGCGCACGCAGCGATTCAAAGTTGGAGCACTGTCGGAGATAATACGATCTATGGCCTGGAACTGCTCGATGCCAATGGCCTACTTTGGTATGCTGGCGGCAACGATCAAGGCCAGGCTGGCGTGCAGCCGGGCAATCTGCACTCTGTGCCGTACCTCCAGCCATGCATGCTATCTGGGCCTCTTGTGGCCAAGGCGCCGACACATCGCGGCATCTATTCCGGTTTGACCGAGTACAGCTATAGCGATGAGGTTGAGAATCAGGATTCAACATGGCGCTACATTCACACGACCGCGTCCACTGGCAATGCGCCGCCGACATTGCCCACACAGAGCAACACTTATTGGCAACTGATAGCGAAGGCCGGCGTCGACGGTGTATCGCTTAATTGGTCCGGCGCATGGGCGACCAGTACGGCCTATGCCGTGCAGGATGGTATCGAGAACGACGGATCGTCTTATATTTGCACGACGGCACACACGTCGAGCGCTGGTGATGAGCCGGGCGTTGGTGGTAGCTGGGCAACGTATTGGGATCTGGCGGCTGCGAAGGGCGATACGGGCCAGACGGGGGCAACAGGCGCGGCCGGTGCCACAGGTGCAACGGGGGCTGCGGGTGCGACGGGTGCGTCGGCGCCGCTGCTCATGGACTACAATTGGTCGACTGGAACTAGCGGTGATCCGAGCTCCGGTGCCATCCGCATCGACAATGCAACGTATTCCGCTCTATCGGAATTTGCAATCAGCGAAACCGATCGGCTTGGCAGTGACTTGTCGGCCTTGCTGGCCGATCTTGACAACAGCACCAACACGATTAAGGCGCGCGTGCGCATCGTTGATGTCCTCGATAACACCAAGTGGCTGGCGCTCAACCTGACATCGGTTTTGACGGATGCTGGTGGCTACGACACGTTTACTGCGTCGTTTGTCGGCGAAGGCGCTGCGCTGACGGATGGCAATCGCGTTGCGGTCATCGTCACGCCGATGAGCGACAAAGGCAACGACGGTGCGGGAACCGGCGATGTGTCGGCTGCGTCTAATTTTGGCACAGACAACGTCCTGATCAAGTCGGACGGGACCGCCAAGGGCGTGCAAGCCACGGGCGTCACGGTCGATGACAGCAACAATGTGACGGGTGTTAATTCGATTACGTTGGCCGGCGATCCTAGTACGTCCCTGCAGGCAGCAACCAAGCAGTATGTCGACAACCTTGCGGCTGGCCTAAAGGTCAAGCCGAGTGCTCGGGCGGCGACCACGGCCAACATCACGCTTTCCGGTGCGCAGACAATCGACGGTGTGTCTGTTGTTGCGAGCGACATTGTGCTGGTCAAGGACCAGACAGCATCTTCTGAAAACGGTCTTTATGTGGCAGCGGCTGGTGCGTGGGCACGGCACGAGCGGCTGGACGCCTGGGCCGAGGTGCCGGGCGCCCTTGTGCTGGTCGAGGAAGGCACGGCGAACAGCGATAGCGGCTGGATCAGTACGGCAGACGCAGGCGGCACGCTCGACACGACCGCGATTACTTGGTCGCAATTCTTCGGGACTGGCTTGTTTCAAGCTGCCGATGCGGAACTGTCGGCAATTGCCGCCTTGGCGTCGGCAGCAAACAAGCTTCCATATTTCACGGGCTCAGGATCTGCGGCCCTTGCTGACCTGACGGCTGCTGCGCGCAGTCTTCTGGCATTGGCTGACCCTGGCGCTGATCGTCTGCTGATGTGGGATGATAGTGCTGGTGCTTTTGTGTTCCCTACGATCGGCGCTGGAATAGAGATAGACGGAACAACTGTTAGAACGATTGAGACAATCACGATTGCATGTTCTGACGAAACGACAGCGCTGACAACTGGAGCGGGCAAGGCGACATTTCGGATGCCGTTTGCTTTGACAGTCACCGATGTCAAAGCATCGGTCACGACCGCACCAACTGGGGCTGCTTTGACGGTAGACGTCAACGACGGTGGAACGTCGATACTGTCAACAAAGCTAACGATTGATGCGACTGAGAAAACATCCGAGACGGCGGCAACGGCTGCTGTGATCAGCGACACGGCTCTGGCGGATGATGCCGAAGTGACAATCGATATTGACGCCGTTGGTTCAACCGTTGCCGGTGCGGGGCTGAAGGTTACCATCGTAGGTTACCGCCCATGAGCAACCTGATCATCAATCCCTATCGGTTTGGTAGTGCAGCCAGCTCAACCATCCTTGACATTGAGTATCCCGACGCCACGACAGGAACTCACGATCTTGCGACGGGTGATCTCGTGCTGCCGTATGACTCAGAAGACAAGCCGTATCGCATCACACCGCGAAGCAATGTTGACGTGGATATTGATCTGTGGGGTGGCGGTGGTGGCTGGGGTCAGAATGTAACTAGCTCAGCCGCAGCAGCAGGCGCTGGCGCGAAAGTGTCGGTTACTGGCTATGCACTTACTGGTGGCACAGAATATCTGGCTGTGGTTGGCGAGGGTGGTCAGCGCGGTTCGTCGAATAGTCTCGCTGGCGGCTGGCCAGACGGTGGAGATCACACTGCTGCAACCGCCTTTGGCTACGTTCGGGGAACGGGCGGAGGGTCATCTCGCTTTGCGGTTACGTCAGATGTCACGAATAGCGGTAATACGACGGCTGATCTTAACAATGCATCGAGTGATTATCTTGCAATAGCAGCGGCTGGTGGTGGTGCTGGGGCTGGGGTAGCGCCCGCAGCAAATGCTGGTGCCGGGGGCGCTGATACTGGCGCGGATGGTAATGATTACTCAGGCGTCGATTTTGGCGGCCACGGCGGTACGCAATCGGCAGGTGGTACGGGTAGTTCGGGTCGCACTGGCACAGGTGGCAGTGGTGGCAAGTATGCTGGCGGTGATGGACAGACGGCATCTGATGCCAGTTCTGGGACTGGCGGCGGCGGCTACTACGGTGGCGGCGCAGGGGGAGGCTACTACGCGCCAGGCGGCGGCGGTTCGTCGTATCTCGACAGCGGCGTTAGCGGGACAAAGACGGCCGGTGCAGATGACGTGGCGCCATCTGGTCAACCAGCTAGCTATCCGAATGCCGGCGATGCGAAATCGCTCGACGTTGGCTATAACGGTGTCGTCGTCATGTCGCTGGCATCATAAAAGGAGCATGAGATGACGCACGCAGTCGGCGAGGACGTGAATCGCCAGGCATCGGCATGATTACTCCAAACACTAGTCAGGTGAGGGCCATGGCGGGACGGAAGCGGCCGGATGACGAACATCTACCGCTGCGGATCAAGATGCTGTTGCTCTGCGTTTTCGTGGGGGTTGCGGGGGTGGCCTATGCAAATTTCTGATGCCGGGCTGGATCTGATTAAATCGTTTGAAGGATATCTCAAGCGACAAGCCAACGGCGACTGCACGGCCTATCTATGCCCGGCTGGCGTGCCGACGATCGGTTGGGGCTGTACGCATGGCGTCAGACTTGGGATGCGCTGGACAGAGCAGGAGGCGACTGACGGCCTGCGTCGGGAGTTGAACGACATCGAAGCCGCGGTCAATCGCTATGTGACTGTTCCAGTCAATCAGAACCAGTACGATGCGCTTGTCTCCTTCACCTACAACCTTGGTGCGGGCAACCTTAAAAAGTCAACGCTTCTGCGCAAGGTCAATGCCGGGGACTTCGACGGTGCCGAAAGGGAATTCGGCAAGTGGGTATCGGCCCGCAACGGTGCCGGCGGCAAGCGCATCGTGTATCGCGGATTGGTCCGGCGGCGCAAGGCAGAGGCAGCCATGTTCGCCGATAACAACATCGTCCCGGTGCCCATGGCGGAGCAGACGGAAGAGCAAACCATGCCGCAGGCGCCCGAGAAGAAACCAATCAAGAAGTCGCCGCTTGTCCCGGTTGGGCTCGGGGTGGGTGGTTTCTTCGCTTGGTTATTTGACCAGATCGATCATGTGTTCCAGTGGCTCATTCTGGCGGCCTCGAAATTCGCCGAGCTGTCACCGGCCAAGGGCATGCTTGCGGAAGCTGGAGCCAACTCTCACGCGATCATCGGCGGGCTTGTCGCGGTGTGCGGGTTTGTGGCGCTCAAGTTGATGTGGAAGCCGGACGAGGAAGCGCCATGATCTATGGAGCGTTTGCCTTCCTGAAAGGCATCATCATCGATCGAGGCTATATGCTCGGCCTCGCTGCGGCAGCGGTGTTCATGCTGTCGAGCTGGAAAACGTCAATCGAGCAAGGTGCTGCGTCAAAGGTCATCAACCAGGTTCAGGAGGCCAATCGCAATGCACCGAAAGCTGGCCATCGTGCCGCTGCTAATTCTGGCAAGCCCGCATCTCGGGGGGTGTGCCCTGCTTGGATCGAAGGCTGCTAGAGTGCCGCCCGAAGTCGCCGTTTTTGCAACGCAGGTGCCGTCTGTTCCGGCATACAAGGACAATCGCTGCGCTCAATTGAGAGCCATCGCCAAGCAGAAAGCGTTCCTTCATGCGGCAGCAACTGGAGAAGAGAAAGAATTCCAGATCCCGCCACGTTGCGCAAAGCCGAAAGGTAAAGGGACAGCGTGATGGCATTCGGCGACTTGGATTTCGTGGCTGCTTTCCGGTTTTTGGTTTGGACCGTGGCGCTTGCCGCTGCGATCGTGCTGGCTCACTACCGGCACTATACACCATCCCCGGACATGAAAGTTCGATTGGCCGGCGCTGTCTTGGTGAAGGTCGGCATTGCTGTGCACCAGTGCTATTATTGGCTGAGATGGCGGCACAATACAGACGTTGAAATTCAAACAGCTCTTGGGAGCATACGGCACATCACCAGCGTTGCCCTTGTGGTCATCGTTGTGGGCATGATCCTGATCATGCAGCCGTTTTTCAAACAGTACGCCGGGCGCTGGTGGTGGTCGGCCGGTCTCGCCTGCCTCGTGATGCTGTGGGCGATCGGATATGGGGACGCAGCATGGCGGTGACTCATGAACTTCGATCCTTTGACCTATGCCCTGCGGAGAGTCGATCGCAACGAGGATCGTATCCGGAAAACAGAACACACGCTGATACAGCAGGCAGACACTATACAGGATCACAGCGCACGTTTGGACCAGCTGGAAGCCTGGAGGCAGAGATTGGACGCGCTCTTGCGCAAATGGCCCTACCTGGTCGCCCCGACCGCCGTGATCGTCGCGAACATGACGCCGAAGGAAATCGCGGGCCTAATCGCAAGCCTCATCAAAGCCTTTTGATCGGCCATCTGTTCTGGTTTCTGATTTGGCTCGGGGGGGTTGCTGCTGGCATGCAGATATTCGCGGAAGTTCTGAGGCGGTTGTAGCTGCGGTCAGTCGATTCTTCTCAGGTGGCCAGTTGATCCAGTGACGGGAGATCACCTGGGTTCATGGAAGTAAAACTATATGCACTAGTCCGTAAATGGCGAGCGCGTGCACCGCTACGACATAAATCGAGAGTACGAAAGCGCCGAGCGGCCAGTTGATCCAGTGACGGGAGATCACCTGGGTTCATGGAAGTAAAACTATATGCACTAGTCCGTAAATGGCGAGCGCGTGCACCGCTACGACATAAATCGAGAGTACGAAAGCGCCGAGCATAACCAGGCGGTCTTCTTTAGTTTCGTCAGCTCCCAATGAAGCCCAGTGCGCGTTCTCCTCCATGTGCCGGATGGAACAGGTCAGGAAGCCGCCTGTGCCGCATGCAGGGTCGAACAGCGTCTCGCCCGGATGCGGGTCGATCATCTGGACCATGAAGGAGGTGACGGCGCGCGGCGTATAGTACTCGCCGGCATTGCCCGCCGACTGCAGGTCGTTGAGCAGCTGCTCGTAGAATTCGCCAAAGTGGCGGCGTTCGTCGAGGTTGTTGAAATCGACCTGGTTGATCTTGTTGACCACCTGCCGGAGCAGTTGGCCCGATTTCATATAGTTGTAGGCATCCTCAAATACGTCGCGCACGACGCGGCGGCGGTCGCCCGGCTTGGCCGAGACCTGGAGGCCCTTGAGCGCCGGGAACAGCTCGTCGTTGATGAAATCGAGCAGCGCCTGCCCGGTGATGCCCTCGGGGTCGGCCGCCCAGGTGCGCCACTGGAAGCGCTCGGGGATGGGGGAGCGGTAATCGTCGCGCGTGATTTCGAGTTCCTGGTCCTGATCGTCGATGATCTTGAGGAAGAACAGCCAGGTCAGCTGGCTGATGCGCTGAGCATCGCCATCGACGCCGACGTCCTGGCGCATGATGTCCTGAATGGATTTGACGGTGGTACGGACGATCATGGTTCAGGCGGTCTCCTGGTAGAGCGCGTCCTGCAACTCGTGGACGGCCTTCTCGAAGCCCGCCTTGCCGCCGAACGCGTTGATGAGTTGAACGACGCTGCCCATGGCGGTGAAGGGTGTCACCTTCAGCACATTAGCGTCGTCGAGATTGAGCACGCCCTCGTCGCGGTACTTCTCCAGCAGCGCGTCGAGGACGGCGCGGACTTGCGGCCCGTATATGCTGCCGTCGCCGTAGATCGCGCCAAGGATGTCGGGCTGGCCGTTCGGAGGGCGTGGAACATTGTGGCGCGCGTGCATGTCGTCAAACTCGATCCGCAGCTTGAGGTACTTTTCCACGATGTCCTCAACGGGGATGGGCGGCACGATCGTCACACACCGAGCGCGCTCATACTCGCCGATCAGGGAAGCAGCGTCGCGCTCGATGGCCTCTTCGGCAAGATAGGGAACAAATCGGCTCATCAGTCATCCTTCATCTGCATCAGAGGGGCCGTGCCCCGTTGGCTTCACTTACCCTTGGCCTTCCCTGCCTCCCGCGATAGCCGGGCCAGGTCCTCGGCGCTCAGGCCGTTGGCGGTTCGCAGCAGCGCCGACATTTCGACGGGATGCCGCTTGATGATGTCGGCGAGGTCGGAGGGCACGCGCCCCGCCATCGCCAGCAATTCGTCCGGATCGCATTCTAGAATCTGCGCGATCGACCGAACCTTGTCCTCAGTCGGCGGCGTGAACTCGTCGCGCTCCACCTTCGACATATAGGTCGGGCTCACTCCGATCTTCTTGGCCATCTCGCGCAAGCCGATCTCCCGCGCCTCACGCTCGCGGCGAATAAACGCCCCGAACTTCTCCCTCCCGCTGGTCATGGCTCCTGTCTCCGTTTCCTGTTTAGCGGTCACTCTACACTTGATTCGGCACGGACGTCAACCATCCACTAAACGGTGGTCGACATGCCATCAGGCAGCGATCTGAAGTTCTCGGATATCTTCGAGCAAGCGTCTGAAATCTGGCTCAGGCGCAACGCACATGGTTCGATACGTGTTCAGGAACGGCAGACGTTGCGCGCTGAAGCTGTTTGTATGTGAGTGTTCTGTGGTCAGCCATATTAATCTCCTATTTTTCTTTCGCGAGCCGCCGCGCGGCCTCATCGACTGCCCGATCAAATGGCGTGCCACGGCTGCCCTGCAACCATTGCCGAAGCCGCTTGGCCAGCTCGTGGTCGCTCAAGGTGAATAAATCACTCACATCACTCTCCATCATTGCAAAGCATCTACTACGGCGGGCCGGTCGCTAATCCGGCTTACTGGTCAACTCATTCCCCCAACACCAGGGGCGAGGGCCGTACCCTCCATGATCCCAGTCGATACGGTGTCTAGCGTGTCTGCGTTCCACGCCGCCGCCGTAGTAGAGGCTCTATGGTCAATTATTGCGCTCAGTCGTCATGTGGCGGTCTATTGGTTCGATGTTTCGGGGATTTCGACGGTTAGTTCGAAAGGCGGGTTCATCGTTAGGCGCAACCACGGTCCAAACTCCTGCATCAACTTCCAGCCTTGCCACGTTGACCACCCGTCGGCATCCTCTTCTTTAGGTTTATAAGGCCCGATACTGTCTCGCGCTGCCTGGGGCAGCATTTCCATAAGTCGTTCGTAGTTGTGCCGATGGATGCGGCGTCCTTCGTCGGTCAGTCGGACCCGGATAACCTCATTAAAATTATAGCGCATCGTGCTGGCCTATTCTGCTTGTTTGAGAGATGCCATCAATGCGGCGCATATCTCGTCTCGGGCCGCAGCCCCCGCAGCCCTCGCAGCCTTCACAGCCTTCACAGCCTTCACAGCCCCCGCAGCCCTCGCAGCCTTCACAGCCCACGCAGCCCTCGCAGCCCTCGCAGCCCCCGCAGCCCTCGCAGCCTTCACAGCCCCCGCAGCCCTCGCAGCCTTCACAGCCCACGCAGCCCTCGCAGCCCTCGCAGCCTCCGCAGCCTCCGCAGCCTCCGCAGCCTCCGCAGCCCTCGCAGCCTTCACAGCCCTCGCAGCCCCCGCAGCCTCCGCAGGCGCTCCGCCGTTGTCAATTGACCATTGCACAACCCTGCGGCATTCGGCACGCCACGGCTCGTCGCCATCGCCGATTGATCGCATAGCGATCGGCAGGATCGCATTGAGCCTCACATCGGTCCACACGCGATCCCAATCCTGATCAGATTTGGCGATGGCCTCAGCCAGTGCACGACCACGATCAACATAATCATCGTCAAACCTGTCAAACAGCCACACGGACAATTCCGCCAGCCATAATGGCCAGCCTTGCGCCGCACAGTCACTCTCTGATTTCGCCTCCGAGACGAGCGCAGACATGAGGCACGCCTGTTCATAACCGTCGCCCCATGAGCCCTGCCTGAGAGTGCCGCGCGCTATGTGGCGATTGAGATTGTTAATGTCTAGCAGCATCGTTCTGGCCTTTCATTGCTGGTTTACGGCAGGCTTACAGCAATTCTTTCCCGCCTATGCGAGCCGTCGATGATCGGTTCGAAGACGTGCTCAGCCAAGTAGCGCACGACAGGGACTGCGACGCCGTCACCAGTGAGATGATAGGCCTCGTTGTAGTTCTCCGGCAGAAAGTATTCATCTGGCAAGCCCATGAGGCGGGCGGTTTCGCGCGCAGAGAGCAATCGCGATCGTACGCGATTGCCATCGACGACAATGATGACCTGGCGGCTCGATCCGCCTGCTGGAGTACGCAGACATCCAGCTATATCGTCGAAGCGGACTTCAGCGCGCTGCACTTTGGTGCCGGTTTCGTCGCGTCTCGTGCGTTTGTATACGGTGCCAACGACACGTCGCTTCATCCGTTTAGCGGCAGAAAGTTTGGCTACATTGACCGGGCTCATCATGGCGACTAGTCGCTTCGTCTCAGCCGCGCTGTGCCATTGAATGGAAGTTGGCTTCTCTTCGATCAAGTCAGCAAAGCCGACATTGCGACGTGGGGGTTCAGGGAGATGCCACCAAACCCAGTTATTCCGCTCCTGTGGCGGGAGCCGCATATAAGCGGTCTTCAGCGCTTTAGTGTGCCAGATTGAGGAAGGCGACGGATCAATTAGGCGTTGCGGCATTTCAATGTCGCTATGCACCCCGATCATGAACAAGCGCGGTCGCGATTGAGGGACAAACAGCTCGGCATTGATGACTACAGCACCGAACCTATAGCCGGCCCGCCGAAAAGACCTTGTAATTTCCGTAAAGTCTTTGCCGTTATGAGAAGTGAGCGTGCCGCAAACGTTCTCCAAGACGATCAATCGAGGAGCACGTTCAGCATCGACTAGCCCATTCATCAACTTCCAAAACGGCCAGAAGGTTCCAGAGCGGTCACCTTTGAGGCCAGCACCGCCGCCAGCAAGAGATAAGTCCTGACAAGGGAAAGACGCCCATGCGAGATCTGCCAATTCCGGCAGATCCTCTGGTTTGAGCTTCTTGATGTCGCCAACCGTTAACCCGGCGGATGTCCAGTTCTTCGCGTAAATGTTGCCCTTCTTGTGATCGAAATCGTTTGCGAACAGACACTTCCAATTGCTACCGAGGCCAGCCCTAGCCATTCCGCCGCCAGCAAAAAACTCGTAGAAACTAGGCATCCTCCGATCTCCTCTTCTAGGTCGCGCCCGTCGATAATCAGCTTTGCCGCCGCGAGCGCCCGCCGCGTGTCCTTTTCCGGTTCGGTCATTTGTTGGCCTTTCGTTACCTATTTGTGAAATTCGATATCGCCGACCCATCCTGCCAACAGACTGACAACTGCGTGTCGATCTTTGATGTCACCATAGATGCAAACAGTCGGCCTGGAAAATGCTTCCGGGAGCGGCCCGGCGTTCTGTCGATACGGGGCAACGGTGCGGATGCCGCGCACGCCGAACGCCTTGCCTTCTCGGTAGGCGCGCCGGGCTATGTCGTTTTGCTCGTCGGTGATGCGCATCATGGTCCTGGCCTTTCGTTGCTTATCGTGAGAGGGGCTTATCGCAGTCCGCCATCATGGCTCGACGCGCCAGTTCGTGACACGCATCAATGTCGCCAAGCTCTGCCGCTTCAATGATTGCCTCGAATGCGCGACCGGACGTTATCAAGTCCTCTTTCATCATCTGCATCACATTGCGCTGTTGCGTCTCTGATCCAACGATGACGGCGGCGGGGTTCATGCCAGACCATTGCGCGTGTGTTCGATGTAGCGTCATTTGCGGGCCTTTCGTTGCTTATTCGTGGTTGTTCGGAAAGCCGACAACCGCCCTTATCGTCGTGTGACCTAGTGATTGCGCTTTGCGCACGCGGTGCCCGCCGTCAAGCAGCAAGTAGGTTCCGTCGCCGTTGTCCCTCAAGATAATCGGCGGCAAATCACATGGCGAAGCCGCATTTACCGACGCTTGTCTTTCCGCGCACTGAAAATCGGACATGAAGCGGATGCGCGCAAGTTGGGCGTCGCCGAGGCTCCATGACCAATCGAACTCGTCACCGTCGAGAATGTCGAAAGCGTCGTCACAGATGTCGGTGACAGGACAGGTTAGCAATTGCATCGGTTCTGTCCTTATTGCTGGAATGATTTGATCTCGTCTTATTGTCCCCAATTTAGTGTTTGCCACAGATAGTGTCAACACAAAATACACGGATAATTAAATTAATTTTGTGTTGACATTACGTTCAACCGCGACTACTTATTCCGCATGGATGATATTTTACATATGCGCATCAGCGCCAAGCATAAAGCCCTGCTTGATGTCTTGCGTAAGCGCGAGCCCGATCTCCCTACGATGTCTGAGATGGTGCGTAGGTTGATTGATAGAGCGGCGGAAAAGGAAAAAGCGTGATGCTGCGAGATGTGGCAGGCGATCGCCCGTCGGTAGCCCCTCCTAGGGCTGTGCGTCGGAGGTTGGGGTGGCGGTCGAACTATGTCTATGAGCTACTTGAAAACGGATCTCTGATCTACGTTGGATGCACGGGCGAGCCGTTCGATAGATTGCAAAATCATCGCTACAATCGGTTGGGCCGCAATATCACATTGGGCAGCATCGTGAAGTGCTATGGAGTTGAAAACGGATTCAAATTTGAAGCGTATGCTATCCGCAAATTGCGGCCAATCGAAAACGTTTCGATCCCGACTCTTCCGCTCAATTACCGAGTTCCGAAATCTCTCATTGGCGTGATGTCCCGCGATCAAGTGATGACTCAATTCGCGCGCCACACAGCGCCAATTCTTTCTCTGTGTGAGCTTTTCGAAATGCCGAATTAGAATCGGCATACCGCTGGTCACGTTGTATCGTCGGCTCGGGAAACGTGGAACACCAACCGGCCCAAGGCCGAAAACCTAAAGGAGGGCTGAGCGCCGTGTACGACGCAGAACACGAACGCAAGCGCCGCGAGCGCGATACGCCGGAGCGCATCATGGATATAACTCGCCGTCAGGGCGAGTTTACTGTGTCACTGAGGTATCGGGACCACTGGCTACGAGCCCGGTGCAATACGCTCAAGTCTCAAGGGTTCCTGCGGTTGGCAGGGCGGCGCGGGCACGATCTTGTGTATCAACCGACAGGCAAATAGGAGACGATTGCTATGCGACCGAAACCGATGGTCGATCGACCCGAGCTAACCCGGGTGATCGCCGACGCCCGCCGTCGCTTTGACGCCATGTCGCGAGATGAGCAAGAGGCGATACTTAGGCAACAGCGTGACGGTTACGTTCGGGCGGAGATGTCATGGCCGGCTGAATGCGAATACAGGTAAGATGGGGATAGCGACTGGAGAGGTTCGGGCGCCCTTGCGCAGAGCGGCGTGAGGGAAGCGGCAAAAGCGGCATCGCGAACCGCCGCCCGTCACAAAGGAGAAGCCCATGGATAACGAATTGGACGCTTACAAAAACCTAATGGCTAAAATTGAGGCCGCAGTGAAACATCTATGCGAGCAGTCGCAGGCACCTCACGACGATCATGATCGTATCGCTGCGGAGCTTGGCTATGCGGCTGATAGATTTTCCCAATTTGCACCGGAAGAATAAGAGACTGGTATGGCCGCCGTATCACTTAGCCACTGGGGGTTGATTGAGTACCCCGCCGAGCGCGTGCCGCGCGTTGGCGAAATCGGACATTCGTCGTACCCCTATTGCCTATTAGCAGCCAAAATTTGCCCCGGCGATCCGCCAGGAAAGATATGGCCATGGCTGGCAATGCATTGTCGCACGGCGGGCGTAGAACTTACTGTTAGGTAGGAGAGCGTCTTGCCAACGACTTATAAAGTGCCGCCGTGTGTCGCAATTGACCATGAGCCAACGATGAATGGCGGGGCGGTTGTTTGCGCAAATTGCGATGTAGTTCTGATCACGCGCGAAGGAATGAAGGCGCTGCACAAGTTGGCGCTGTTTTTGACTTAGCAAAATAGGAGAGTGCTGTGAGAAAAGAGCCCGAGCCAATCTGCTACGATCGACGTCTGCAGCGGAGAACTAAACGCAAGGCCATGACAGATACACATGACTGGATCAAAGACAACCCGCCGAATGGTTT